CAGAAGAATGGAATGGTTCAAGCTGGACTGAAGTAGCAGACTTAAATACAGGACGAAGAGGTGGAGGAGGAGCTGGAACTAGTGCGGAAGCTTGTTTATGTTTTGGTGGTGGGTACGGAAATCCATTTAGTGATCGAGGTGAAACAGAGTCATGGAATGGAAGTTCATGGACAGAGGTTAACGACTTAAACAATGCAAGATATGGTAGAGCTTCCTTTGGTAGTTATACGTCTGCACTTTATGCAGGAGATTCTGATAATAAAGTATTTGTTGAAACATGGAATGGAACTTCATGGACAGAAACAACTGATCATTCTACCACTGGTAAAGATGGTGGATCAGGAGTTGTAAATACAAGTGGATTAATTTTTGGTGGTCACCCTACAGGAAATACTGAGGTATGGAATGGTTCAACTTGGACAGAGACTGGCAATTTTAATGTTGCTAGACCTAGTGCAAGTGGTGCTGGAGCTAGTGCTGCTTCAGCCATAATTGCAGGTGGTTATAATCCATCCCCTGGTGCATATGTAACAAATGCAGAAGAGTTTATATCACCTACAACTAGCACGGTAACATTTACAGTTTCTTAATACTTGCAATATTTTTAAAATAGAGTATATAGGATAGAATAGAAGGATATAAAGATATGAAAAAAGATGTAAGAGAAGTAATACAAGGTGAGGAACCTCACTTAAATAATTTATTAACACAAGATGATTTGTCATCATTTAAAGGTATGGTGGACGAGCTTCGTGACACATGGACCAAGAAACAAATGTTTCGAACAGAAACAGAAGCAAGGTTTTCTGTGTTACAAGATAATAGATACCCAACTAAAGCTGCAAAATATTGGCAGTGTGTAAGAGAACAATCTAGTTATCTAGATAACCTTATGGCTTTGTCATTTGATTACAGAAGAAATGAAGCAAAGATAAAATGGTTGGAGAAAAAAATAGATAAAGAAGAAGATGAATACAAAGCTACTAAATATCAAATAGATTTAGATGAATCTAGATTTGGTAAAGCATCTATGGAAAAAGTTGCTAAACATAGAATGCGTGAAATTAAAATGTGGTCTAAATTAAAGTCAGAATTTAATGATGGATCATTTAATGACAAAGATGTTAACCAACACCAACTAGAGTCTTATACTAGGATGTATTCAGGTAAAGCTAAAGGAATTACTGACGGCACATCAGAAGCTGAAGTGTTTAATATTATAGGTCAACTAAGATCTTTAGAAAGAATCAAAGCTAGTGGAGAACTAGAAAACAAAACAGAAAAGAAAGAACAAATAACAAATGACCTTGGAGCAAAACCCAAAGTTTAATTTTGTATTTTTAGGACAATCTATTTTAAGATATGAAGTTCCTTTAGATATATTTTCAGCAATAAATTCTTTGTATGAAAAAAATAGATCTACTTTGGACCCAGCTAATAAACAATTAGTAGGTAAAATAGAAAATGAACATTCTTTGTTTTATGGTGGTAAGGATGAATCTAAAATGAAGAACCACAATAGACTGACTCAAGATGTTTTAAAATATTTTATGGACATGTTTACACATTATTTAAATTGGAATAAGATAAGAGAATATGAAACTCATTTAAATTCTATATGGGTTAATGAAATGAAAGAACATGAATATAATCCAGTTCATATTCATAGAGGCACATTGTTTACAGGTTTATCTAGTGTTATGATTTTAAATTTACCTTCAACTTACGGTAAAGAATATTCAAACGATGAAGTTCCACAAAATGGTAAATTACAAATATTAGGATCTGCTAGTGGTCAATTTGCTAAAATAGATTTTCAACCAAGTTTAAAAGTAAGAGATTTTTTTATTTTTCCATATGATATGAGACACTGTGTTTATCCTTTTAATAGTACAAATGAAACTAGAAGAACATTAGCTGCAAACTGTGATGTGCAGTTTGATCCAATAAAAAATAGAGGTGTAACATGATAACAGAACCACGTTGGAAATCTTTTTGTGTAACAACAACTAACCCATTGTTTTCACCAAAACAATGTCAAATGATTATTGAAGCTGGAAGAGCTCAACCAAAAGAAAATGCAAGTGTTGGTTTGGCTAATAAAGAAGGAGGTATAGTAGATACTAAAACAAGAACTTCACATATTAGTTGGATACCATTTAAAAAAATGCCAGATATGTACAAAGATATTGAAACTATGATGAAAAAAACCAACGGTAATCATTTTGGTTTTGATGGTATGCAAATTACAGAACTAGCTCAGTATACAGAATATCCATCTGGAGGTTTTTATGACTGGCATATGGATTCAGATGTTAACTTTGCACATGAACCACCCGTTAGAAAAATATCTATGACTTGTTTATTATCACATGAATCTGAGTTTGAGGGTGGTGAATTACAAATAGAAAAAGAAAAAAATAAAGTAAAACTTGTACAAGGACAAGCAGTATTTTTTGCATCATTTCTTTTACATAGAGTTGCTCCTGTAACAAGTGGTGTTAGAAAATCTTTAGTAATGTGGTTTGGAGGTCCACCATTAAGATGATTAAAGAACAATTTTTTCCAACAACAATATACGCTAAAGATGTAGAACTAGACAATGATCTTTTTACAAGAGAAGTTGTTAGATGGTCTAATGAAGATAAAGGTATACAAAGAACTAACATGAACGGTTGGCATAGTCATACCGACATGCATAAAATACCAGTGTTCAAACCTTTGGTAGATGAATTATTTAAAATGCAGTTTGAAGTATTTAATGAAGAATATTTAGATAGAGAACCTATAATTGGAAATATGTGGGCTAACATAAATCCACCAGGTGGATACAACAGACCACACATACACCCTAATAGTCATTTTAGTGGTGTGTATTATATTAAAGCAACAAAAGATTCTGGAGACATAGTTTTTAATGATCCTAGATCTACATCACACATGGCTATGCCTGCTAGAAAAAAAGGTGAACCACCAAAACATTTGTGGAGAGAAGTTAGAGTTAACCCTATGGTTGGTAGAATTGTAATGTTTCCTGCATGGCTTTGGCATTGTGTTGATCCAAACAATACTAATGATATAAGAATATCTGTATCATTTAATTTTATACAGAAAGGATTTAATGTTTAAATATCAAGTAATAAAAAATGCAGTATCGTTTGAGTTAGCTAATTTTATATTTAATTATTTTTTACTTAAGAGAGATGCGGTTAAATTTTTGTACGACAATAATGTTGTTTACGATACAGGAATGTTAGGAACTTGGTCAGATAAACAAGTGCCTAATACCTACTCACATTATGCAGATATGGTAATGGAGACTTTGATGATGAAAGTATTACCAAGAATGGAAAAAGAAACAGGTTTAAAACTATTACCTACGTATTCTTATGCTAGAATATATAAAAAAGGAGACATATTAAAAAGACACAAAGATAGACCTTCATGCGAAATATCTACTACAGTTAATCTAGGTGGAGATCCATGGCCTATATTTATCGACGGTACGGGGTCTAATAACGTCATAGACGAGTATAAAAACATACATAAGCCCGATGCACCCAAAGGCACTAAAGTCTTGCTTGATGTAGGCGATATGCTAGTATATAGTGGATGTGAATTAGAGCATTGGAGAGAACCTTTTGAAGGAGATGTCTGTGGACAAGTATTCCTTCATTATAACCATGTAAATGGTCCTTTTGCTGATAAGAATAGGTTCGACAAAAGGCCGATGTTAGGTATTCCACCAATACGGAATATATAATATGAGGTTATATGCTACAAAAAATAGGTTTTCAGCCTGGAATAAATAAACAAGTTACAGCCACGGGAGCAGAAGGTCAGTGGATAGATTGTGATAATGTTAGATTTAGATACGGCAGCCCTGAAAAAATAGGCGGTTGGAAACAACTTGGCGATGATAAATTAACTGGTGCAGGTAGAGGTCTTCATCATTTCGTAAACAGTTTAGCTAGAAAGTATGCAATCATTGGAACAAACAGAATTTTATATGCATACTCAGGTGGTGTATTCTATGACATACATCCAATCAAATCTACAAACACTCTTACAAGTGCGTTCACCACGACTAACGGATCATCGACTGTTACAATAACTTTTGGTAGTGATCACGGTATATCTGCACAAGATATAATATTATTAGATAATTTTTCTACTATAACTAATTCTGATTTTGCATCTGCAAATTTTGATAACAAAAAATTTATGGTAACAACAGTACCATCTTCAACAACTATTACTATTACCATGCCATCAAACGAATCAGGATCTGGTGCAACAACAT